AGATTGGTCATGAACTGCTGATTCGTATATCTTATGAAACATATTACCTACACCATTTGCAGTAGATGTAATGATTACTTTAGAATCTCTACCAGATGTGATTACAGGATATGTTGCAGTATAGAATGTCTCTGCATCTTCTACGAAAGCAAACTCATCGAGATACAACATGTTAATTGACATACCACGAATCGATGATGAAGATGTTGCAGCTGCCACTATCTTACTATCATTACCAAACTCAATATTACCTTTGTTTAGTATCTTAACTCCTGGTTGTAAGAAGAAAGGAACGGTTTCTAACATGGTCACAATTCTCGCAATCATTTCCCTTGCGATTGCCCCTTTGTTCGCCAGAATCGCCACAGTGACTTCTGGAGTGAACAATAGATACCATAATAGATACGCACAAGATGTGATTGATTTACCTGACTGTCTAGCAGCCAATACTACACTGAATCTATTGTCATTATAATGTTTGATTAGATTTTCTTGATACCCACGAAGTTGAAAAGGAACTAAACCCTCATCAAGTGATATAATCTGAGTATATGTTTCTATAAAATGGCAGGGGTCTTCGGAACATTTTTGATATTCTACTAACTGTTCTTCGGTGTATTTTGTTTCTACACCTGCTCTCTTGATTAGATTATTACCAAGATATCCTTCGTTCTTAGCTTGAACCATTTCTTAAACCCCAATGAGATATAGGTAAGTGATTACTCACTTCATACTTATTATCGAATGATATTTTCCAACCTAAAAAATTATTTACTTTCATGTATTCTAAATCTTTTATATGACCTTGCCATATGACTTCTTTGTTTCTTACTTTGTTTCTGTATATACTATTATTTGTAAGAGTTCCGTAATGTTCTTGTATAAACTGTCTAGAATATTTAGAATGAGAATAGATATCTATATCTGCCCACTCTGTAGTAGATTCGCCATCTATGTCTGATAGTTCTACCATATTTGGATATAACTTGTCTATAAAATTATGTTTCTTTGCATACTCTACTAAGTCTAGTATGTGACCAACTTCTAACTCTTTATCTCCTTCTTGATAAAAGTTTTTAAGAAATCTTTTTTCATTCCAAAGTTCTGATGTCAACCATTCATGTAAATAGATATCACACTCTGGTAATTCTGTTTCTAACAAGTCTGCATGTATATACTCTACAGTATCACCTAGTATCTGTTTCATTCTATGAATGAGTCTGCCTCTTCTTTCTAAGGCATATACTTTCTTTGCACCATATTTAACTGCGAGATAACATAGTATACCTGAACCTGCACCCAAATCTATTACTATCTTATCTTTGACATTTTCTGATATCCAATTCTCATATGCAGTATTTCTTTGAGAATCGGTAAAACAATATGCAGTTTTAAAGAATCTTAGTAGTTCTTCATTCCTTGACATTCTTTTTTTTCAAGAACTTTTGTAATTCACTTGTAGAACCAACATATAAATGGTTCTCTTGTTTTCCTATTTTTTGTTCTTCACCCTCTAGTTTCTTCAATTTACTTTGTAAGTCTATGAGTTTCTCTGCTGTTTCACCTACTGTTTTTATAAGTTGACCTGCAACTTCATAAGCTCTTGGGTGTTCTGTTTCTTTTGATAGTTCTAAGATACCTTCGATTGCATCTTGACCTCTCTCTACTAGACCATAGAGATTTTCTCTTGCATATCTGTAATCTGTCTCGATGTTTTCTGCCCTTGCAGGAAGTTTTACAACTTCTGTTTTCTCTTTGATATCAGTATTGATATCTAACAGCTCATCGAGCTTTGAATCTATTTCACTCATAATATATTATCCAGTAATATTTATAACACCGCCCATACCACTATGATTTGAACAATAGTAGTATAGTTGACTTGGTGCATCACTTGCCACACTTATCTCAGTCCATGAATCTGATTGTCCTGGTGTTCCGTTGTAAGATACACCTGTTGTATATTCAGAACCACCACCGTGTGTTCCATTACTTGTTGTAGAAATTCTAAGTGGATGAGATGCGTTAGATGAATCTTCTTGGAAGAATCTGTATGTAGCACCTCTAACAAAATTAAATGTGAACTGTTGAGTTCCGTTGTAAGTATATCTGTTTCCAGAACCAGAGTTTGTGACATTAATCTGATAGTCTGTTGTATTGCCTTCTTCGTATATGTCTACTGCACCATCGTCAAAGAATGTGACATCTTCTGCAATCACAAATGAATCACTTGGGTCTACTGAACCAACAAACTTCAATGTGGTGTCTGCACTGATAGTAATGTTCTGACCTAATACCATTGATTGTTTATTATTTGCAATAGATGATATTGTAGGTTCTGTTGAATTTCCTGTTCCGAATACTCTATCACCTACACTAATCTTAGAATTGATTGCACTTGCAAATGTGACTGTAGATGAATTAGATACTGCATTTGCCTTTTCAGCGAAAGCAGGTTCATAGTGTTTGACTTCTTTAACTAGACCAGCACCACTAATTTGAGTTGTTGTAAATTCATTATTGCCATCGCCAATGAAAGTTCTTTCTTGAACTGCTTTAATGATATTGCCTGTGTATATAGGACCAAAGAAGTATGTCTTCATTGTAAAGTCTAAAGTGTATTCTATGACTCTTCTATCTTCAAATGAACCCTCGTAATCATCACTGAATGATACACTGTTCAATACGATTGGAACATCTCTGTTGTCTGACATGTCATCAACCATTTTCATTGTGACTGTATATTCTGGTTGAAAGTATGGTAATATTTGTTCTACAATTTGTAATGCATCATTCATATTCTTTGTTAGAATAGATAATGTAAAGTTTAGATTGTATGGTGCAGGTGCGTATTGAAACCCTCTCTTACCATCTGATTCTCCTGTATTCTTCACTGACCTTATTAATTTGTTTTGTTGTCTTTGAGTATCGTAATCAAAACCTGTAAGTTCAAATGCCATACGAGGCAATGATATCGCACTTCTATTCTTATCAGATAGATTTGGTTCTTCTGCAAGTCTATCTAAGAACTTCTGTTTTGGTCCGTAAGATAAAGGGACAATAGGAGAAGTCAATACAGTGCCATCTGATTTGACTTTCTTGTATTGTATATTATTAAACATGGTACCAAATACTGATACACATCTCTTTATTGTTTCATTGTAAAAATAAGTTCCAAACATTATGGTTCACCAAATGGGTTAATCTCTGATAGGTCAAGATATGAACTATCTTTATTTTCAAAATCTAAGTTCTGAGCAGCCGCATCATTAGAGAATGTCATTCTATCATCTATAGATGCAATCGTGTATTGTGCGCCTGATATTGCACCAATCAACACATCACCATCAGCAAGTGTTGTTGTGATATCTTTTGCGAGTAGTTTACTTGTTGTGTTAGCCCATGATACAACTTCTGCAACAACTGTGCCACTCTTAGTTAGATTCTCATTCGCAACAAAGTCTGTATTGTTTCCATTGTTCATAGTCATTGATAATGAATATGCTTGTTCGTCTTCAATCATATCGATATCACCGATACCTGTATCGAAGTCTTCTTGACTGTATTCAAATAGTTCTGCTCTAAGTTTGAATACGAATAGTTTACCAACTTGATAGAATGGGTCTTCGTGTTCTACAAATTTGATTTCAAACATTGAACCTGATAATGGGAAGTAAATTAAATCTCCCTCATTTGGTCTGAATGATGTTGCAAGATTTGAGTCTAACGATACAAATCTTTCCCATGTTCTTAGAGAAATAATGAATGTCGCTTGGTCTCTAATTTGAACACCAAACTTAGACATAAGATCGCCCTCGCCTTCAAATCCATCTGTATTCTCGATATACATTTCGACTTGATAAGAATCACCGAATTTAGATTGCACATCTTCATTTAAGATTGAATCTTCTTCGATTACTTCTCTAGGCAGATAAAAGACATTATGCCCATACATGCGTAGGGCTTCAACAACTAAATCTTCGTATAGGTGTTGTTCTGTCTGGACTGCATGATTAAAAAATACATTTGTTGGCATATCATTATCCTATCATGTCCATAGGCAACATGTCATGATTAAGTCTTGCTTCCTCTTCTAGTCTTGTGATTTCTTCTTGTGCTTCTGTTTTTAATTGTTGACCATCAAGTGTCACACCGCCAGGCAATGCGATACCTTGGAACTTAGATAAGTTTTCACCCCATTGATATTTAACTTTTGCAGTTGCATATTTCTTCAACCACATATCGTTGTAGATATCTGTAAAGTCTGTAGGGTCAAGTTTTCTATAACACTCTATAATTATAAACTCGTTATTGTTTATCATGTCTACATCCATATCTAAGTATAATCTATTTTGATGTTGATTAAATCTGATAGGTTGTCGACCAACTAAAATGTTATCTAGTAATCTTATGTGTTGTTGCACCATTTCATAATATAATACATTTGTTGCAGTTAAATCATATAAGTCATTAAGTCTTAATTGATATCTTAAATCAAACATGTTTAAGTTATGTTTATCATTAAAAGGAAAGATATTCATAACTGCCATTACAAAATCAGGTAATACTACATAATTTTGTTGTTGTTTAAATTGTTCGTCTGTATATGCATGGTTACCAGCAGCTGACTCTGTGAATGATTCATCAGACTTCATTGTTGTAATTTTTGAATCAGTAATCTTATGTTTGAGATACATCTTGATAGAACCCTCATAATGATACTGATGAAAGTATTGTAGTGCTTCGTCTATTCTATCATCAAATTGGTCGTCATCGACATTGATTTCTAGAACAGGTGCACCGAGAGCTCTCTTAATATACTCTTTTAATGTTGCTTTGCTATTTG